GGTATGGGCCGCCCGTCTTGGAGTGTGGCCGCCAACCAGTCGGGTATGCGCTCCGCATCAAAAACACACCTCGCTTTGACCGCGCTATCTTCGTACCGTAGGTAGGCGGTTCCCACCCATTCCGCCGCTGTCTCCTCACCAGGCGTCACGTGGTTGAATATTATGGGGACGGTGGGTGTGAGTTTCACGGCTTTCGCTAGTTCCTCGGGGCTCTTAAGCTGCCTGACGGGGCCCTCGGGAGCCAGCTCAGGGTACTCGTAGACACCCGCACGGGCCACCACAGCCTCCCCCACCAACTGGTTTTCAGGTGTGATCTGGAAGGCGTCTTGTGTCCACCTGTAGTAGCTGCTGCGGCCTATTTGGAAGGTTTTGCATAGGCGGTTAATGGAGCCTTCTTGTGCGAGGGCGTATGCTACTGCGTCTCCTACGCGTTTGAATTTGAGTCCGTAGCGCTGCTCTACGCGTGTGAGGAAGCGTGTTTGGGCGTCTGTGGATTGGCCCGTTTCAGGGGGTTCCTCTTCCTGTGTTTCCTGTGGGGGGCCCTCTTCTTCGTTTTCGGAGGAAGAAGTAGTAGAAGTAGTTTCGGGGGATATGCCGAAGCTCATCAAGGGCTTGAGTGCGGGTATGATGTTCCCTTCAGGCACAGGGGGAAGCCCCATTTGCTCTCGGACCTCGTTCACAGTCATATATGATAGTTTCTTGTTCACCGCGTCCTCTGTGAGGTTCTGTAGCTCGGCTTCTTCGCGGCTGTTCAGGTTCTGCTCGTTGGCCCAGTCAAAATAGTATTCGGTGGTGAGAGAGGGGAATAGGCGTGAGATTACTTCCCTGATGATGGGTTCGTATTGGTCTTGGACGCCTGAAATAGTTGAGAAGAACTCTTTCTCGTTCTGCTCGCTACCCGTCACGGCTCCAGCTGAAACCCCTTTAAGGTAGTCTTTAGGTATGCCGCAACCCGCCGCTATCCTGTCGAGGAGGATCTCGGTCATCGAATAGTAGTCTATTGCTCCGCCTCCGCCCTCCGCTTGAACCTCGTACTTCGAGTCGGGTAGGACGAGGGCGTTCCTCATATCAAACTGTTTAAGTTGCTCCTCTAACAATGTTTTCTCAGCTTCACTTATCGTCCTGTTCCCTATGGTTCCCTCACTTGGTTTCACGATGAAGGTTTTTCCACCGTATTTCGCACCGTACCAGACAGCAGAGTTAGATAACTGCCTGTACATAACTATATCGTCCCAGACAGGGTCCAGTGCAGTAGCACCCTTATAACTCCTGTCCACGGGTTCAGGGTTCACGTGAACAACATGACTCTCATGGATAAGAATATCGATTGGCTTCGCGCTTTTCTCCACAGCCACAGATATACGGTAGACTTCGGGGAGCCCCATCTTCGGCCCGCTCTCATATACTCTCTCCACGGATACATCGCGTTCCCCCGCGAACGCCTCGAGTCGGGCCACGTTCTCCCAGCTAAGAAGCCTGTTTTGCATATCCTCAGGGCCACGCGTCTCCTTATCATACGCGAGGATAATACTCCAACCGTGTATCCGCGCATACCTGCAGGCGTCTATGAGAACCTGGTTGAAGCGGAGCTCGTGAAGGCGTTCCTCAACAGGCTTCATCTCCTCCAGTGGGTTCCCGTCTTTATCCACGAAGCCAAACCAGTCGTCGAACGCTACGCGGGCCACTTTATAGGTGATGAAGTTTGCGATGGGGTCGTAGCGGGCGTTGTCTTCGCGGTGCCTCCAGTTCTCAATATTATCTTTTCGGTATAAGACGAGTTTGGGCTTGAATTTCCCGAAGGCTTGGTTCATTGTGTAGGATGCGAGGGCGGTTGTCGTGACGGTTGCGTCTGCGCCTCGTTTCCAGAATCTCCAGTTCACCATATTACATCACTTGTATGTTTTTCACAGGCCACCCGTTCGCCTCCAATAGGTTCGCGATACGGTACGCGAGGAACCCTTTGATCGCCTCTTCTATTTCTTTACGGAAGAGGAGTGTGGTTCCCGGGGTTCGTGCGTGCGCGGTCCCCGCCTCCCCTTTCTCCTCGAGGTATGAGGCGTAGTAGGCTGTCCACCCGAGCTCCATTTCTATGGTTGTTTTGCCTTGGGGTGGTGTGGTGTAGAAGCTGCGTCGTAGGCTTCCACCGGGCCACCCACGGTAGGATTGATAGTATTGTCTTTGGTAGATGGGTGTTAGGCGGCGGTTGAGTTCCTCGGCGTAGAGGGCTGCTTCGGTAAAAATAGTGTAGATGGCTTTGCGTAGTTTGGGGAGGTCTTGCTCCAGCCGTGCTTTTATGGTGCTGCGGATGGGGGCGTCTGTGGCTTTTTCCATGGATAAAAAAAGCTTTTTCCCAATACTTATAGTTTACGAAAAAACGAAGACTTTTAGCTTCGCGTAACGTATAAATATGTAACGTTACATAACATTACACATAAAGAAACAGGTGCTGGTGCTATGGTAGAGGATTTAGAAGAATTAGTTGCTAAAGATGCGCGTACTCTTTCTGTGGGTGAAGACGGGGTTCTCCGTGTGGAGATTAGTGATAATCTTAAAGGTGTAGATATAAAGGTTAATGGGTGTGTGTTTAGGTTGACGCGTAAGGATATTGAGAGTCTTCTGCGCAAGTTTGTGGTTTGGTTACAAACGCGTGAAGGTGAGTTGTGATGGAGAAGCGTGTTTGTCCTGTCTGTGGGAAGGAGTTTGTGCCTGGGCGGGCTAAGCAGGTGTATTGTTCGGCTCGTTGTCGTGTTAAGGCGTGCCGGTTGAGGAAGCGTAACGTTTTGGAGGCGGCTAAGGAGAATCGTTTGAAGGAGATAACGGAGGGGAAGCTTAGGCTTAATGAGTTGGAGAGGGTGTCGGTGGACTATATATTAGGGTTGAGGGAGATTAGTGATAGTGTTAAGGTTGCTTTGTTGCGGTTGCGTGAGGATCGTTTGAAGGCTTTGGGGGAGCGTGTGAAGGAGCGGGATAGGGGGCGGGTGTTTGACTGTGATGGTGTTGTTCCTCGGGAGTTGATTGTGGAGTTTGCGGAGGCTTTGTTGAATGGTGGCGGTGGAGAACGTTGAGGGACTCGTGAACCTCCTTTACGGTATTACGTATAGGGATTTAGCGCGGTATAGTCCAGCGTATTTTGGTTACCGTTATCTTAGGATTGTTGATCCTTTGACGGGGGAGACTGTGCCGTATAGGGCGCCGCGTCACCAGTTGGAGTGGTTTAGGTTCATTAAGCCTGGGTTGAATCTTATTATGGCTCCTCGTGGCCACGGGAAGAGTACTGTTTTCACTTATGTGTATCCGTTGTGGAAGCTGTACACGGTTCCGAATGTGCGTATATTGTTTATCACGGCGAGTCACAGTATGGTGAAGGGTTATATAGACCGTTTGAAGACGGAGATAGAGAAGAACCCGCGGTTACGAGCTGACTTCGGGGATATTAGGGGTGAGCCGTGGCAAAGTGACACCTTCAACGTTGTGCGGACCGTGTATTATAAGGAGCGTAGTGTGACGGGGAAGGGTGTGGGTGCGGCTATCACAGGGTGGCACGGAGACCTAATAATCATAGATGACCCTATAGACGAGGAGTCGGCGAACAGTGAGAAGGAGCGGGAGCGCGTCCTAAACTGGTTTCAGTCTACTATATTGCCTATGGCACTGCGTAACCCTGCCTGTGAACTTATCTTAATCGGGACAAGTAAGCATTGGGAGGACCTCTATCAATGGGTGCTGAAACAAAGCGGGTGGAAGAAAACGGAGAAGTGAAGGCGACGTGGAACATCCTCGTCCAGAAAGCCATCGTAGACGAGAAAAAAAAGGAGGTATTGTGGCCTGAGGTGTTCCCGTATGAGAGGCTTGTGAAGGTTATTCGCCCCGCTATGGGTGAGTTGGCGTTTGCAAGGGAGTACCAGAATGAGCCTGCGCCGCCTGGGGGCCTACGGTTCCGTCCCGAGTGGGTAAAGTATTTTGATGATGTGGACAGGGATAGTTTGGAGGTGTATATGGCGGTGGATCCTGCGGTGGGGAAGAAGGATCGTAGCTCGTATTTCGCGGTGGCTGTGGTGGGAGTAGACCGTTATGCGAAGCTGTATGTGTTGGATGTGTTCCGTGAACGGTTGCTTTTTGGCCAGCAGGTGAAGACTATATATAGGTATTGGAAGGTGTATCAGCCGAAGGTGGTGGGTATAGAAGACGTATTCTACCAGAACGTGTTATTGCAGTCTTTGGATGAGTTGGGGCCGTTGCCGTTGATTGGGATAAAGCCGAAGAAGGATAAGGTGGCGCGTATAGATAGTTTAGCGCCGTTTCTGCAGGCGGGGCGGGTGAGTTTCAAGCGGGGGATAGCGGGGTTTGACACGTGGCTAAGGGAAGAATATCTTACGTTCCCTGAGAGCGACTATATGGACGGGTTAGATGCGTTGAGTTATGCGGTTGGTATGGCTGTGGATTCGTGGACGGAGCCTAAGAAGGGTGCTTTGGGTTGGATGTGGTTCTGAAAAGTAAAGGTTTATAACTGTTTTTCCCATATTATTACTTGTAGTGTTAAAAATGTCAAGAACCGTAACTAAACACCGCCACAAATATAAGCTTTCAAACCGCTACAACATACACAGCTTAGGCTCCGTCAAATCATATAAATGTGTTATATGCGGAGCCATAAAAATAGAAGAAGAAAGTTAAGGGCGAATGAAAGGCATAAGATATCCATATTTAAATAAGTTGTGGATTTTATATCCGTAAATAATAGGTTGCCGTGGGATATATGTCCGTATCAAGTGGTACGCAGTGATATGATGAGGGATATACACTCCGTCTTTTTGTTGGTCTTGTATTTTTAGAAGGAGTAAACCGCCGCTTGGCTGATACTTCGCGTATTTCGAGAGAGAAGAGAGGATAGAGTACAGAGTATCGTATCCCCTGCCGAAAACAGGCGCGTTTTTCCCCTTTGTGTTGGGTCTCTCAATGATTTCAGCGGTAGGCATATATGGTGGGTCACAGTATATTATATCCCATTTCTTGTTTCTGATTTCAGGGATTTTCTCTGGGAACCTTAAATCAGCGTGTATGTCTGCGGGTGAAGACGGGTCAATATCCAATGTGAGAAGAGAGTAATTTCTCCCATCGATTTTCTGGTTTTTCAGGTGGCGGGTGTTAAACCCGTTGCCATATGTAAGGTCTAAGAAGCTGGCGGGTGGTGGTTTAAGGCGATGTAGAACGTGGTGGAGAACAGTGTTAAAATCCCATTTGTTAGATAGTTGGTACCAAAACGTTAGAGGTCACCTCTCTATCTCACTTGTAAGAACCGCCCACAACGCGAGGGCCCCGAAAACCATGATAACCAAGCCGAAGACGCATAGAAAAAGGTTGGTGTCCGCTCCACTCACCGCGACTATCGCGCCGACACCCATCACCGCGAGGCTGAGAGCGAAGCAGAACACCCAGAGGTTTTGTTTTAGGTGGCCCATTTTATACCTGTCTCCTCCTCTTTCTCTTTGAGTAGGTGGCTTATCTCTTTCTGGAGTTGCTTGATTTTCTCGCGTAGTCTCTCGATTTCTTTTTTCAATTTTTTGATTTTTTTAAGATCATCCGCTCTAAAATATTCATCGATGAGTTCCTGTGTGATAGTGTATTCTTCACAGAAGGGACATATCATTTTTTCTTCACTCATTTTCACCGCCAGTCCTCCTTCAGGACTTCTATGGTGTTGCCGCAGTGTTCGCAGTGCAAAGCTACACCTACGCCTCCTGTTTTCTGTAGTAGGGCCACAAGGCGCATAGGGGAACCGCAGTACTCACATTTCACCGTATCACCCCCGCCATAAACGATAGCGGCGTAAGCAAGTAGAGGATACCTGGTTTCCGCGTAAGAAACAATGCGCCGAAGAAAATCGTAGCCCACCACAACAAGAAATATAGGAGTGCTGTCAGCGGGTTCTTCACTTTTCTTCACCTCCATTGGGTTCGTCGAGGACACACCTGAAAAACGCGTGTAGTTGCGGCCGCGGGAAAACATAGCTCTTCACGATTTCCACGTAGTCCAAGGCGTGTAGGCGCCGTAGGCTCCGCTGTATTTTCCGCGGCTGCAGATGCAGGAACGCGGAGAGTTCACCGCGCGTCAGGAATGTGTCCTCTGCGGGGCAATGAGAGTGAACGGTGTACGCCACGGGGATATCTTCGGGTTGCAGCTCTGTTCCGAGGCCTGTGTGTGGAAGTGAGTCCATGAGCTGCACGAGTTGGTTCACTGTTTCCCGTGGGAACAAAGAGTAGAGGACGAAGGGACAGGTACTGTACTTGCAGCGGTATCTGCTCTCCGCGAAGAAATCTCGGGTGGGGTCTTCGAGTACTTGAGGCCAATAGCAGAGTAGGAACCTGCTTTTCCGCGTGCGGTGGTAGGTGCAGTGTTTCCGCATCCACACCCGCCACTCACGGTACCCTGCTTTCGGGGGAGGGGGGATGTTCACAACGGTTTCCTGCGCCATATCCCTTCCCCCTTCACGTAGTCGAAGCCGTAGCGCCGCATTAGGGCGCAGAAGTCCCTGAAGTCCCCGTTTTCGAGTCTTGTCCGTGTGTGGAAGCCTTGTTTGTCGGCGGTGAGTTCGACGAGGGCTTTCCACTTCTCCGATAGGTCGCTGTAGATTTCCTGTGCGGTGAATGTGTGTTCGGGTGGCGTGTCCGCCTCTTGTTCGTTTTGCCGCTTTTTCCACTCTATCGCCATAGCGGCGTTTTCGGCGATAGGTGTCAGCAACTCACCTATTTTCCTTAGCGCGTCTCGGATTTCGAGTAGGCGCGCGTTGATTTGTTTTTCATCCATCCACTTCTTCCTCCTTTTCTTCTATTCTTGTGAGTTCGTCGAAGACGACATCCAAGCGTTCATCCACGTTACCCAGCTCTCGGATACTGCGAGCAATAGATCTTCGGAGTCTATCTATACTCGCTTCAAGCGCCCATAACGTGTAGCGTAGCTCTCGAAGTGAATTACCTTTATTTTCACTCATCTTTCTCTTCCTCCTTTTTCTCGTGGTTCCCCCGCAGCTTCACAGCGAGGCGACGCCCATCCCGCGTCTCCTCCACCTGCTCAGGGAACGCTAGCAACAGCTTCCGAAGCAAGTCAAAACTCTCCCACCGCTTCACATTCAAAATCAACTCGATTTTCGTAGCGGTGAGGCAACTATACGGGTAACTCTCCAAGTAGTGGAGTAGGGCTTTCAGCTTCTTTTCGTCTTTCCGCCTCTCATGTACTGTTTTCATTTTTCTCCACCTCCTTCAAACACTTCTCCACCGTGAAAATCAGGTTCTCACTCGTCCACTCAGGCTCAGTGAAATACCTGCGCACAGCCTCCGCGATCCCGTTGAGGGCGCGGCGGAGGGTTTCCACGGTTTGGCACTCCGCGCAGACCTTACTTTGATTCATCTTCATCGACCTCCGATAGAATCGCCGTGGGGTAATTCACCCAGTCAGGGCGGGATAATGTGATGTAAATACAGCCGTCTTTCCCCTTCGAAATTTTCGTAATTTCCACGAGAATCACGGAGCTCACGGTGTACACTGGGTTCTCATAGCATTTTTGGCAAACCTCATCTAAGATGTATCCACAGTTAGGGCACTCAGGACTCATTCTTCACCCTCCTCCCACATTTCAAAATTAACACAGTAATCACTGCCAACAAGGTAATCATCCGTTCGACATAACTCACTTGTTCGGTGACCTAGTTTACACCGACCAGTCATTCTACTAAAAAACTTACATGTCATTTTCTTCCCCCCAGTCAATCGGTGGCGGCGTGATATCCTCTATTTCTCTCCGAAGCCTGTCGCAGCGGGGACAGGATCCGTCGACCGCTAGCCTTCCTCCACAGTTAGCGCAGAACCCGAGTCGGGGTTCTATGGGTTCGTAGTGGAGGGTTTCAGGGTTCAAACGGAATTTTATTTTTTCTTCCTCCTTCTCGTTTTGTGTATGTATATATATGTATACGGAGGGGATATTTAAAGTTGTTGTTCCAGTGGAAATGTACCCAGAAAATATATATATGGTGGAAGTGTACATTGAAGTAGAACTATTTTTTTCAGTGGAAAAAGAATACCTCTTTTTCTTCCCCCTCTATTTTTTTCCTGTATACATACATATATATATACATACATTTATATATCAGCTCCACAATATATATCATGGAGGAAGAAAAACAAGATGGTTGCGACAAAAAAAGGTAAAATAACCGAAATAAGAAAAATAACAAAAAACTACACCGCAATCGACATATTCACGGAAAACAAGGAAAAAATAGGGGTAAAACTTTGGGATACCCACGCGAGAATCAACGCGAACATAGGCGACATAATAGAGGTAAAAGGTAGATACTTGGAAAACACAGTAGACACAGACTACACAGGATTTTTCACGGTGGAGAAACCCGAAGACTACGCGAAGGTGATAACAAATGGGGTGTGAGAAAAGAATTTTCTCAGAACCAATACAAGAAATAGACTTCGAGGACGAAACGGATGAGCAAATACAAATACCAAATTTCACAAATAAACTCGATGAGTTCGCGTGGTTCCTCAACAGAAAACAACTGTTTCTCTTGAGGGACTGGAAAATATATGGTCCTGACGGAGACTTGGTGGCAGTGGTTCAGTCAGAGAAAGCGAAGAGAAAACTGAGGAAATATATGAGAAAATAGGGGTGTAGAAAAATAGTTCTGAAAAAAACAGCGCTCCTACTCTTTCTCTGGATATTTCTCTTCGACGCCGCCGTCTTCATGCTCATCAACGCGTACACGCACAGCCTCTACCCCGACTTCTACATCGGGGTGGCCGCGGTGATCAGCGGGGTTGTTTTCCTCGCGTACATTATAGTTGCTGCTCTATCCGCTGTACGCGCTCGGTGAGGCGTTGGCTTGCTTCGCTTGGGCTGTAGGGTTGTGTGAATACGCCTACGGGGTTGAGTGTGAGTTGGGTGGTGTTGGCTGCGTAGTCCCGGGTTTTCTGGACGATTACGTAGCCTCCTTTTATTTTCACGTCGATTGTTCTGTCCACGTAGACGTATTGGGCGGGGTGCCATGTGTTGGCTTCGTGGAGGGTGACTGTGAGTCGTGGTTGGATTGTGCTTTCCCGGGCGAGTATGCTTTGGGCTTGCGCGCGGGCGGCTGGTTGGTTTCCTATGGTTTCGTCTTTGATGTAGCGGCCTTTCACTGCGCCTTGGTATGTTTCTTGGCTGATTTTGTTTTCGAGGGTTTCGCTGATTCCTGTGGCTCCGTCTATTTTGATTTTGTTTGTGAGGGTGGAGGCGTCGCTGAGGGTTTCGATTTGGCAGGGGGTTGTGTCGTCGATTGTGCGGGTGGTTGTGTGAGGGTAGTATTGGTCTATGCGGAAGGTTGCGTCCGCGTTTTCATATAGGAGTATGGGTGTTTTGAGGCTTTCCACGTAGTATTTGAGTATGTCGAAGGGGGTCATGTTCTCATAGTTGCGGGCTATGGCTTCCGTGCTCCCGTAGTAGTTGCTGGTCGCATCGAGGGTGAGGGTTTTCATGTAGTCGTTGCTTTGGATTACACCCGCGGGGTTGCTGGCGTTTGCGATGTGGCCGATGGTGAACTCTGTGAGGCTGAATGTGTCGCTGGTGCCTATGTCCGCGGCGTTCGTGATGTCGTCGCTCAGGTATATTTCGTTTCCGTTCGCTATTTGGCTGACTTGGAACCTGTTGGGTTGGTATGCGCCTGTGAAGTTCACGTCTACTTCGAGGAAGTCCACGTTGATTGTGAAGGCGCTTGTAGTGGCCTCTGTTTCGAACGCGAACCAGATTTCCCCGTCTGCGCTCACATAGTTTTTGCTCTTCGCGGTGTCGGTTTCATCTCCTCCCGCCGCGGTGGTGTAGGTGTGGAGTGTGTCCCAGCTATCCGTGTTCCAATTGTATATTTTCACGTACCATGTGACTCCGTCCGCGGAAGCCGTAGACTTCACTTTCACGTCTATGTCGGAGACCAAGGATTGTTTCACGTCTGTGTGCACCGCGAAGTATAGGCGGGCCACCACACCACCCGTCGTATAGGATTTCACGATACTATGCAGGTTTCCGTCTTTGCTGTGGGTGTTCTGGTAGTCCCCTGTAGTGTACGTGTACCGCCCGTATTTCCAAGAGGTGTACGCGTGTTGGGTGTCGCTGCGCGTCTGGTTTGAGGCGGTTGTGACAACCAGCATGAGGTTCGTGGTGTACCCGTTCAGCGCCGCGTTATTCATATTTGTCCCCACTATCTTATCATTCGCGTAGTCCACGGAGCTGGGTGTATCCTCCCGAAGCCCGCTCCCATCAAGATCCCACCGCGGCTCATAGTCGATGGTGTAGTCCCGTAGCTGGGCGAGCCAACCCTCACAACCCACGAGAACATACGGGGGAACCGCTTTCAGAATATTTATGCGGCCCCTCCAAACAGTCGTCCCCACAGGCTCCTCAATAGTCACCTCCGAAAACATATAGTCCTCAGGCGTGTACTTCTCCGCCATACTCCCGTCATTGTCTATGATCAGGAAGCGGGCGCTGTGAACCGCGGGGAAGACTTCGAGGGTGTATGTGGGGCGGACAGCTTTGGTTTCCTCTGTCCCATCTATCTTGATCCTGTAGGTCAAGTGCTATCAGTCCTCACAAAGCTGATATTGAACATGATTTTACCACCGCTACTGGAGTCCGCGGATGATATCAAACGCGCGTTCTGGACACCGTTGGGGTGGAACCAGACCTGAAAAGTGTTGTAGTAGGGGCTCGCTGACTTGTTGTAGACGCGGAGCTTCGGGTACCCTGAGGCGTAGCTGCTCTGCGCGGTTCGCATCCACGTGAGGAGGGTTTCCCAGTCTGAGAGGCTTAGAACACAGTTGGTGACTGTGTAGACTTCCACGACGCGGTTGGGGTCGGTGACAGAGGGGTAGTCTCCGTTCACGGGGTTGATTTCCGCGGCTTGCCGCTGGATGGATATGAGTATTTGCCCGGGGAGCGTGAGTGTGGTGTTCGCGTCTTTGTATAGTGTTGTTGTGCTCATCGGAACGTCGCCTCCAAACCGCTGAGGATACTCTCAGCGCTACTAACCTGCTGCATCGCGGTGTTTTGCCCTGTGATAGCGTTGTGAACCGCCAACATAGCCGCGGTGATGCTTATTGTGATTAGGGCCACTCCAAACGCCGCGGTAAGAGGGTTTGACATGGCCGCTGAGGCGAGGCCCTGAAACGTTGTGTAGATGGTGTAGGCGCTGTCTATGAGAGCACCACCTATCTGCCCCACGGCTCCTCCTATGGCCCCGACGACTGCGCGGGCGGTTTGGACGAGGCCGCTTAAAGTGATATATTGTTTGATTTTGAGGATTTCGAGGCGGTTCTCGGCTTCCGCGGTGGCCCGGTTGAGGCGTGATACGAGGGCGAGGCCCCGCTGGTAGTCTTCTTCTACCTCCGAGATATCCGCGGTTATTTTCAAGTTGATTTTTTCACTCATCTTCTTTCCTCCATTCTTTTCTACGTTGGTTCATTTTCCTACGCCACTCTTTCCAAGCGGTTTGAATACGTTTCACTACACCCATCTATATCACCCTTCATATAGTGTTGAATCTATCTGGTCCTTCACCTCTATACTTATCGACTCGGCTTTCATCACATACGTGGCCTCAGCGAACCCCGACACAGCAGGGTACCCCACCGAGGCCTCGTGAACATGGAGATTCGTAAGCGTGTACTGAATATAATCATTTGTGCCGCGTTCAAATTTTATCACGAGGTCTTTTCCAGTTGATGTTTTTTGGAGTGCTTCTTCGAGTAGGGTTTTGTCTTCGAGTTTGATTCGTAGGGTGAGTTGGGTGTCTCCGGGGCCTATTGCGGGGCACTGGTAGGGTATGTGTGATTTGTCGGTTCCTGAGTCTTCCCAAGTGGTGTAGATGTATTGGTGGGGTAGTAGTGTGGTGAGTGTGAAGGATAGGACTGTGTTGGTTATCGCGTTGCCGTCGAGTGTGATTGTTCTCTGGTTCCATTTGTAGGGTGTTGTGTGGCTCGCAGAATGCCATCCTGGGGCGTTGTCGAGGGCCCAGTTTACGAGGCTTCCTTCGCGGGCCATTAGTGAAAGCGTGTAGAGGAGGAGTCCGTCGGTTTCAGTTGGTGAGCAGCTTATGGTGGCTGCGGATATTTTCACGCCTGTCCACAGCTTGTATATATTGGTGAGTGTGCTTGTTGAGTCCTTTATCTCCTGTTTAAGCGTGAAGCTGGGGAGTTCTCCGCCGCCAGTCACCCGTGTGATGGTGTGGGTGTAGGGGGCGCTTGTCCCCGTGGTGGTGCAAGAACCAAAAATATAGTAGTTGAGGACGCCGTCCACGGGTAACACGTTTATTTCTCGTTGGAAGGCGAAGGCTGCTTTCACGTAGTCGGTGGGGTCGTATTTCTCCGCGTCTCCCTGTATGGGTGTGAGCTTCATTTTCACGTCAGGGAGCTCTATATCCGCGTTGATGATACCGAGGCGGTACGCGGTGTCCGTGCTCGTTGTTAGACTCGCGGAGCCATACGTGGACTCCGCTTTGTATCCGAGGTTAAAAGTATCATATTTAGCCATTACTTCCCTGCCTCCTTCTTCAAGATATACGCTTCAAGCTGCTCCACGCGCTCCACAAGCTTCTTCAGCGTACACAATAGGAAACCCTGTAAGGCGCCGACTTTCACGAGGCCGTCAGGGCTCTTAATTTCAGGGTGAAGGGTGTCTTTGTCGACGACGAGTTTCCCCTTCTCTTTCTTATTTGTTTTCACAGCTTTGAGGAGGGCGATGTCGTCGTATTCGTCGAAGCTCGCAATAGACCCATCGTAGTATATGTTATCATGGAAGTAATGGTCTCCGTCCGCTCCGTTATTTTTCGCGGTGTAGGTTCCAATATTGTTGTTGGGGTCGTAATGGATTTGTAGCATATAGTTTGAGTCGCTGTTTTTTCGCCATTGTACGTAGGGGCCTTTCGCGGTGCTGTTTGAGTCGAAGTATATATATGTGTCTGTGTTCGCGGTTTCCTCTTTTACGGTGATGCTGTCGAATGTAGCGTCACGGTTTCCGTCTATTACCGTGGTCGCGGATATTTTGAGCCCTGTGGTGTCGAGAGCGCCTGTCATGCTTCTTGTCCCATCAACTTTCACATATTGCGTGTGGTCGTCGTCGGTTAACCCTTGGAGGTCTCCGTGGTCGCGGTTCGTGATCTGCGTGATGTTTGTGATGGTGATGTCGTCGTTCACCATCGCGTCTGTGATGGTAGGTAGGCGGGCGCTGTCAATGGTTCCCGATGTGATTTGAGAAGCATCCAAAGAGAGTTCATCACTACCCCCGCTCTCGTGACTGGAGGCGTGAGCCTTCGGCGGCTGCGGGTCCGCGAGCTCCCCTGAAAGCCCTGAGACGTCTATTTCATCGCTCCCACCGTTCTCGTGACTCGCCGCGTGCAGCTTCGGCGCGTGTAACTCGCTTTGACTCGTGATATTCGCGTGTTGAACACTATTCGGAAGCGTCCCCGACTCATCGCTGATAGTCACATACGTGCGCTGGGAGAGGTCGGCGTTCGACGTGCTGCTCGGTGTGACGCTGCCTGAGCTTGTCTCCGCGAGAACCACCACGTCGAAGGTGATGACGTGTTTGTAGATGTGTTTTTTTCTGTCGCTTAGGTCGGTTTTCCACAGTGGGAGAATCATATCCACGCCTGTGATGGCTCCTGAAGCGGTGAGTATCCGTAGAACCTCGTCTCTGAACCCCTCCGCCTCGTCGTCGCTTGTCCTGCTCTGCACACCTATCTCATAGTATTCGTGGCGGTGCCTGTAGTTCACGTTCACAACTTCGTAGGGGCTGCGTTGATAGGGGTATATCCAAACCACGTCGTCTTTCGCGGCGAGGACTGCTTGAAGGTCTTCCTCGGTGAGGACGTCGTGGAACGTTGGAGTAGTTCCCAGACTCCAGTTTGTTTCCAAACATGATTTGATTGCTTCTCTTATGGTTGTCACTCACTCACACTCCTATATATATTGTTATTCGTCGAAGAGGGTCACCGTCCCTATCTCCGCCTTCGTAGCCTTATGGAGTTGAACCCGTATCTCATTCGTGATTATCTCCCCGTCACTGTACGCTACACCGTCCTGTGAAGACGCCCCGCCAATCTTCTGGATATGCATCCAGCGCTGATATAAGCGCATAACGATACTCTGCAGTATACCGAGGCGCGTGGCGCTATCCGAGATATCCGCGAGGGTAGCAGGGTACAGCTCCGCGTTCGCCAAAGCCTCCGCCTGCACACACCAAGCGTCCACCTGCGCATCCGAGGGAACAGTGGAAGAGCTCAGGGTTTTCCCCAACAGGGTTTCTATGTTCGCGTGGTCAATGTAGGTTCCACCAGCCATCACACACCACCTCCAAACCAGTGATAAATATTCTCCAACATATACACCACAATCGGCTCAAAACTCACCCCGAACAGCAGCAGTAAAGCCTGTGCGAGGGCCACTCCAGCAACTATCGCGGCGGGAACAGTCGCGCCAAGCGCCCGCCCAATAACAGTGATCCAGTCCTCCGCGAACCTGAGAACCACCCAGAACATCACGCTGAAGATGATGACGAGGCCGAAGAAGAGACTCATACTGCTCCCGTAGTCTGATATGAGGGGGCTTAGGGCGCCTACAAGGTAGCTGGCGGCCACCCACCCTAGGACTACGCCGACCACAGGGCTCCATGGAACCGAGCGGGCGGGTTGCATGTTGAGGACTGCTCCGAGGACGAAGAGCCACACGATTGTAAAATAGTCGGCTGTGGGGAGGCCTCTGATGGCGTCGAGGGTGAAGAAGATACTCGCGGTGATGAGGATGAGGCCGTAGAAGAATGCGATGAAGTTCACGATTAGGGTGGCCCATTTCCTAGTTTTGAGGTAGGCGATGAAGCTTTTCCTCTGGTTTTCGTCGACGGGCATAATATCCTCGTCTTTGTTCAAGAGTCGGAGGATTAGGGGGATGAGGACGAGTACGGCTCCTATGAAGAGGAGGGTGCTTTGGTGGGGGATGAGCCACCGTATGGCGTCGCTCACGGGTTGTAGGGGGTTCACCATAGTGTTTCACATCCTATATTGGTTTCCAGAAGAACGGTATCATAGCAAGCTGTATAGCTAAATAGATTATCACACCGATGTACACAGCGTTCATCGCTATGATAGCGAGGTAGAACCAACGCTTCATACGTGTGTATCGGTCCGCGAACTCCAGCATATCCACGACACGCTGCTCACCGTGCTCCCTTCCCATCGCGTAGATTTCTATGGGTTTCTTGTTTGAGAGATCTTTGGGCATGGGTAGCTTCGGTAACGCGTATTTCTTGTTGCGTGGGGTGTAGCTGGGTTCTTTCTCTTCCCCGTCGGCGGGTTGCCTGTACGGGTATTTTTCTTGTTCTTGTGTGTCACTCACTCACATCACTTCCTATATTTTATATGCGTATAATACTATATGAGCCCCGCCAAAATACTTTGGATAGTGCTCCAGTTAATGAAAGCCATAATAATAGCCGCTATACCATAGTACGCTATAGCCTGAATAATCTTCGCCTGCCAAGTATTCCACCGATACGCTTTCTCCAGTTCGTTGCGTAGACCCGCGAGCGCATCCTGCATCTCCGCTTTAAAGAAAGTCATCTCACGCGCGATAATCCCCTGCATCGCTTTCACAATGTCATTGCTCACGCCTATACTCGCGAAGGCCGCCTTAATATCGCAGCGCGTCGGCAGGTTCACGTTCAGATACGGGCACCCCTTACAGTCAGGGTGGTCACGGCACATTTTGAGAAGCAAGTCACTGAGACGTTTAAGCTCGTCTTGTTGCTTCGCGTACTCCTGCACCGCCTGCATTTCCTGTGCTTCCAGTGCAGCCCGCGCCTCAGGCGACAACTCCACAGCACCCGCCACAAACCTGCTCAGCGGCCTCACCTCCCCCCATATCCTGCTCCAAATCAGCTTCGCCTCCGTGGGCCACACAGCCGCGATAGCTGGGAGAATAGGGGTCAGAGCCGCTCCAAGCGGGCCCAACAACATGTATCCTGCACCACTTCCAAGACCCGCGATCAACGGGAAGAAATAATCCCACTTCACGGGTTTGAGTTTCTGGTTTCGTGTGAGGTATATGTGGTTCGCGGCCATGAATATTAATCCGCCTACCCCTCCTAAAAAAAGGGGGTGGAGTAGTGTTTCGAACACTGTTGTGGCCTCCTATGATATGTCGACTGTTTTGTGTGCTACGATCGCGTCTGAATCCCAGATTCTCAGTGAGATAGCGAAGAAAATGGTTCCGTCGTAAGTCATGCTTCGAACGTTGAGGTTCGGGTCTATGATTGTTGTCAACGGCTGGTGTATGACTACTTGGAAGTTGTCGGGGTGGCTTTTCACCGCGAGCGCTACTCCGTCGTTGCTTGTCGCTGCTGGTAGTGGATATATGGTGTTGTGTGTGTTGGTTCCGTGTGAAAGAACGTATACGTTTCCCGCTCCGCCTTGGACAGGTGAGTCTATCTGGGGTGTTACGCCGACGGATGCGGGGTTTAGGACTCCTTGGACTGCTTCCCACTCGGTGACTGAGGCTGTGCTGTTCCGTAGCACGAGGTAGGGCCACAGGTTCTCTGATATGAACAGGTCAAATGGTGGCCCGAACTTTGAAGTCATGTTGGATATCATGTCTTGGACTGTGAGCATAGGGCCCTTCGTGGTTCCCCAAGTGGTGGTTGTATACGTGGATGTTGCTCCAGCAGCTGCGAACAAACCGTTTATACTCGGACTCGTTGAGCCCTTAAATATGAACGCGGCTTCTTGCCTGGCCATTTGCCGTCCTATCGCGGTCATAGTTCTACTTCTCAGACCTTCAGACAGTGGCGTGTCGAGGGCTGCTTGAACCTCCGCATAGGGCAGCGCGATATTCAAACGGTACCACGCTACAGCCACACTGTGCTCAGTTATCTTCGCCTTCACTTCCTTCGTGGCCTGCAGGAACTTGCTCTCCATTGGTGTGCCTACGTTCGCGACATCATAGAACTTGTCGGTGTAGCCTCTGAAGCCTTCTTTGACCTCGTAGGGTAGTGCTTCACGCAGCGCTCCCACTCCGAGCTCATGCGCGTAGACGAGTTTTGAGACTATGTTCTCTACTTCTGCGTCGGTTAGGGTTGTGCTTGTCATTTCATATCAATCCTCCTTAGTCCAGCCATACTTCGACGACTTGGTCGTCTGTGGCGTCGTTTGTCACTGCTTCCGCGAGTCGCCCCACTTTGGTGGCGAGTGTGTCAGTGTTCACCGCGCCGTCAGTGTACCCGTAGACAACTACTTTTCCCGCTTCGCTGCCGAGGACAACTATTTCTCCTTTCTGCGCGTCTCCACCATTCGCTTGGTACCAGACGCGGACTTTGCAGCCGCTTCCGCAGCGGGCCACTTGAACAGTTGTGTTATCGCTGTAGGCGTCGTCGATGTCGTGGTCGGGGTTGCAGAGAACTACGCCGAGAGGTGTCTCGGTTTGACCGCATAGGTCTATGTCTTCCTCGTTGCTCTCACCTACATTTGTGACTACGTGCCCCGGTTTTATGTCGGTGCCGTTGGTGACGGCTTCGATGATGGCGTCGGGTTTGTCGCTTGTGTAGGTTATTATGGTTGATCCGTTATCTCCCATCTCTTCGTCCGCCATTATAGTATCCCTCCATATATTTCACGATACTTGTATTTCTCGCTTGGGTTTTCTCGTTTCACGAATGTCCGCCCGTCTTCACCCACGATGAGCAGCTTGTTTTGTGTGCCTGCGGGTGCTCCTGCGGGTATGGTGAATGTCTGCGCCGCGTCTTTGGCTTTGGCGTCTTCTTGTTTCTCTGGTTTTGTTTCTGCGAGTAGTTTCTCGATTTTCTCGAATCTCTCCGATATTTCTTTGCGTAGCGCGTCTATTTCTGTTTGTTTCGCTGCGTCTGTGGTTGCTGCTTCGGGTGGTGGTGTAGCGGACTCGGTGGGGACACCTACGTTTGGTTCTTCCTCTGTGGGTGTCTCCGCTTGTGTTTCCTTGGGTTTTTCTTGTTCTTCACTCATAGTTTTCACCTATATGATATTTTATGAACGGAAAATATTTTATTCTACTCTTCCCCTCCTGTCCCCTGTCCGTCGCCCGTGGACTGCTTCGGGGACCGTTCTCCCTCGTGTTCGGCTTGAAGCTTCCCACATATCTTCTTGGCTTCCTCCTCTGTGTGGCCTTTCTCCAGCATCTTGTTCACGCAGTCTTGGAAGTCTTTGAAGCCTGCGAAGGGGTCGGTGGCCTTCGCGTCGAGGTTGAGGCCCACGCCTTCCCGTGGTGTTTTACGGGGCTCCATGTTCGGGTCCACTATCACACCCACATGTTTGAACAATATGTTTTGTTGTAGGGCGTCGAAACGCTCACCGTTCCACGTGCCGCTGGGCCCATAGTCATAGGTGAACCCCGCGGAGACAGGTATGGGCCGCCCGTCTTGGAGTGTGGCCGCCAACCAGTCGGGTATGCGCTCCGCATCAAAAACACACCTCGCTTTGACCGCGCTATCTTCGTACCGTAGGTAGGCGGTTCCC